GTCTGGTAAATCAACTGCGGTCATTGGATTTATTCTTCATTATGTTCTTTTCAATGAAAATAAAAACGTAGCATTACTTGCCAATAAGGCAGAATTGGCTAGAGAACTTCTTGATAGATTAAAGAAAGCATATGAGAATCTACCTTTATGGATGCAACAAGGTATTGCTGTATGGAATAAAGGTTCTATTGAACTAGAAAATGGATCAAAGATTCTCGCTACATCTACCACGGGTTCTGCTGCTCGCGGTCAATCGTTTTCTCTTGTCTTTCTTGATGAGTTTGCTTTCGTTCCTCATGGTATTGCTAGTGAATTCTTTAAGTCTGTATATCCTACAATCTCATCTGGTCAAGAGACAAAAATGATTATTGTCTCTACACCAGCGGGTATGAATCATTTCTATAAGATGTGGGTTGAGGCTGAAGAAGAACGTAGTAAGTTTATGCCAATCGCTGTTGATTGGTGGGAAACACCAGGAAGAGATGAGAAGTGGAAAGAAGAACAAATAGCAAATACAAGTGAAGAAGACTTTAATCAAGAGTTTGCTTGCGAATTCTTAGGTAGTAGTTTAACCCTTATCAATGTTAATGTACTACGAAATTTGACGTTTGTCAACCCTAAATTTACAAAAAATAATTTTGATCAATATGAAGATATTTTACCTAATCACGAGTATGTTATTACTGTTGATACCGCAAGAGGTGTGGGATTAGACAACTCTGCATTTGCCGTGATAGACATTACTGAAGTACCATACAGAGTCGTTGCTAAGTTCAAAGATCCACATATATCTCCAATGATGTATCCAGAGATTATCTATACAGTAGCAAAAAACTATAACGATGCTTTTGTATTAGTAGAAGTAAATGATATTGGTGAACAAGTAGCCAATATTCTATATCGCGATTTAGAATATGAAAATCTATTTCAAACAACACCAAGAGGTCGTAAAGGTCAAGTGATTGGTGGTGGTTTCAGCAAACAAAAACAGATGGGCGTAAGAACTACTACACAAGTCAAAGCAGTCGGTTGTTCTACTTTAAAAGATATGGTTGAGAATCAAAAGTTAATCATACAAGATTTTGATATGATAGAGGAGTTATCTAACTTTATTCTCAAAAAAGGTTCTTATGAAGCAGACGAGGGATACCATGATGACCTTGTAATGTGTTTGGTTTTGTTTGGTTGGCTCACTCGTCAAGAGTATTTTAAAGATTTAACAAATACAGATATTCGTCAAAAACTTCTTGCTGATAAAGAAGCGTATATGGAAGAAGAGATGTTACCATTTGGATTTTATAATGATGGAAGTGATAATATGCAGACAACGACAACTGTAACTGATTATTATAGTTTAGAAGATATGGGAGAACATTCTAACTGGTAGACCAAGGATCTATTATAGTAATAGAAGATCTTCTTTTCTTCATCGTTTCACTAATTTTTTTCTTTGTTTCTTCACTATGAATTTTGCCTAGATGAGATTTACTCATTCTAGCACGAGTCTTCTTTGACTTGGGAATACCAAGTTTCGCTAAACTCATTTTACGTTTTGTTTCTTCTGATTTTTTCATATTTCTATTTATTAACTTAGTTGTAAAATAGTAAAAAAATAAATAATCTTACAAATGATTAGTTTGTTTCTCTCAATTAAGGAGTAAAGATATGGCATTTCAAGTCTCTCCCGGCGTTAATGTTAGTGAGATTGATCTTACTACTATTGTACCCGCCGTACAAACAACCGGTGCCGGGCTAGCAGGACATTTTCGATGGGGTCCTGTTGAGTCTCGTGTACTTATTTCAGATGAAAATGATCTGGTAGAAAACTTTAATAAGCCAAATGCAAATACTGCTGACGATTTCTTCACAGCAGCTAATTTCTTGGCATATAGTAATTCTCTACAGACTGTTCGAGTCGTAAAAACAGGAACTCTACAAGATACAACTGCTGCTCGTAACTCACATACTGGTGGTGTAGCTTCTGTTGCTAATACTGTAATTAAGAATGAAGATGATTATGATGATAATTATTCTTCAGGTATCTCAGGTGTTGGTGAGTTCATTGCTAAGTATCCAGGCGAACTTGGCAATTCACTCAAAGTTTCTACTTGTGTTGGTGCAACACAGTGGGAAGCATCTCTTGCTGCAAATCTAGTATTCACTGCTGGTAGTACATCAGTTCTTACAAAGGGTGCTAATACATCAAATGATCTAACATCTGGTCCTAATATTGATCTAACTTCAGCAATTTCCAATGGTGATCTTTTATATGTTCAAGATTCTAATTTCAATATTAATACACTACAAGTAGCATCTGCCGTTGCTGGTACTATTACACTAGAAACTGTTCCAACTCAAGAACAACTTTCCACAACAGACAACACTACTAAGGTTCAATCAAATAGTGTTAAGCGTCGTTGGGAATACTATAACTTCTTTGATACTGCTCCAATTACTACTGATTTTGTTAGTACACAAGGTGGTTCAGGAGATGAGGTTCATATCGCAGTTATCGATGAAGATGGTCAGTGGACTGGTGTACAAAATCAAGTCATTGAAAGATTTGCTTCTGCATCACTCGCTTCTGACGCTAAGACACTAGAAGGCAATTCTAACTATTATAAAAATGTTATTAATGACCGTTCTGCTTATCTTTGGTGGGCTGCTCATGACGGATCTCATACCAACGCTGGTTCTGTAGCATTAGGTACAACATTTAGTGGTGGATCCAAGTCACAAACAAGTTCATTTGTTAATGGTAAGGATGGTTCTACACCTGCCAATGCTGATTATATTAATGGATATGATCTCTTCAGAAATTCAGAAGAAGTCGATATCTCATTTATTCTCGGCGGTGCTGCTGATCAAACTCGTGCGGTTTATCTAATTAATAACATTGCTGAATTCCGTAAAGATTGTTTAGCAATTCTTTCACCGGAAAGAGCCGATGTTGTAGACAATGCTCTATTCTCTGGTGCTGAAGTTCAAGACATTGTAACATTCCGTAATCTACTACCATCAAGCTCCTATGCAGTAATGGATAGTGGTTGGAAATATCAGTACGATAAGTTCAATGATATCTACCGTTATGTTCCACTTAATGGTGATGTTGCTGGTACAATGGTTCGTACCGATAATGTAAGAGATCCTTGGTATTCACCTGCCGGCCTTAATCGTGGTCAAATCAAGAACGTTATTAAACTCGCTTTCAATCCTAATAAGGCTGAAAGAGATGAACTCTATAAGAATGGTATCAATCCAGTCACTGCGTTCCCAGGACAGGGTACAGTACTTTTCGGCGATAAGACACTACTTGCCAAGCCAAGTGCGTTTGATCGTATTAACGTTCGTCGCTTGTTTATTGTTCTTGAGAAGGCAATCTCAACTGCTTCAAGATTTACATTGTTCGAATTCAATGACGAATTCACTAGAGCAAACTTCGTAAATCTAGTTGAGCCATTCCTTCGTGACGTACAAGGTCGTCGTGGTATCTTTGACTTCCGTGTTGTCGCTGATGAGACAAATAATACACCAGAAGTTATCGACCGCAATGAATTCATTGGCGATATCTTTATTAAGCCTGCCCGCTCCATTAACTATATCCAACTAAACTTCGTCGCAGTGAGAACTGGTGTCGAATTTAGTGAAGTAGTTGGCCAAGTTTAATATAAATAATTAAAACATAAGGAGTCAAAAATGGCATTTAACATTTCAGAATTCCAGGGTCAACTTACAGGTGGTGGTGCTCGTCCTAATCTATTCCAGGTTACGATTGACAATCCCGTTGACCGTGGTGCATTCATTAAGACTTCTTTCATGGTACAGGCTGCAGCGATCCCAGAGGCAACTCTGGGAGTCGCTACTGTCAACTACTTTGGAAGAGAAGTAAAATTTGCAGGTAATAGAACATTTGCTAACTGGACAGCTACAGTCATTAACGATGAAGATTTTCTTATTCGTGATGGTATGGAACGTTGGTCTAATGCGATCAATGGTCTAGAATCAAATCTACGTTCTACAGCACTTGCTACAACTGCTCAGTATAAGACAAATGCAACTGTCACTCAATTCTCTAAGACAGGTGATCCTCTAAGGACCTATAACTTCGTGGGTATCTTCCCCGTATCTGTTGGTACTATCGCCCTAGAGTGGGGTACAAACGATGCTGTTGAAACCTTCGATGTTGAATTTTCTTATGATTACTGGCAAGCAGGACTAGGAACCATTGGACAGGTTACTGCTCCACTATTTGGTTAATAGTAAAAAACTATAAAATTAACGGTGGTTTCTTCGGAGACCACCGTTTTTTCTTGGTGATAAATAAATAAGATAAAGACTCTATCTTATAGGAATTAGGTATGCCAATGGAACTTTTTGGATTTGAAATCGCTCGGAAGGGCGAAGAAAACGAAACTAAGAACATCAAATCTCCTGTTCCACCATTATTTGATGATGGTGCTACAGAAGTAACTGGTGCTCAAGGTGCTCTTGCAAATTATGGTGGTTACGTTGTTGACATGGAGGGTTCAGCAAAGAATGAAGCTGAACTTGTAACAAGATATCGCAACATGGCAATGCAACCAGAATGTGATTCTGCTGTTGAAGATATCGTAAACGAAGCAATCGTAATTGATGATCATTTACCAGTAGATATCATTCTAGATGATCTTGAGTATTCTAATAAAGTCAAAGATAGAATTCGTAAAGAGTTCTATAATGTTCTAAAACTTCTCGACTTCAACAATACTGCATATGAATTGTTCAGACAATGGTATGTAGATGGTAGACTCTATCATCATATTATGATTGATGAAAAGAAACCAAGAGAAGGTATCAAAGAACTAAGAAAGATTGATCCTAGAAAAATCAAAAAGATTCGTGAGAAGAAAATCGAAATTGACCCTAGAACTAAGATTAAAGTTGAAAAGGGTTATAATGAATACTATGTATATAATTCAAGAGGATTGAGTGCTTCTTCTAACCAATCAGTTGTCAAGATGGCGGGTGACTCAATCTCTCATATTACTAGTGGTCTTGTAGATCCAAATAATAAAATGGTTCTTGGTTATCTACACAAGGCAATCAAACCACTCAATCAATTGAGAATGCTTGAAGATGCTACTGTAATCTATCGTCTTGCTCGCGCTCCAGAAAGAAGAATCTTCTATATCGATGTGGGTAATCTACCTAAGATGAAGGCAGAACAATATCTACACGATATGATGGTTAAACACAAAAATAAACTTCAATATGATGTTACAACTGGTGAGATACGAGATGACCGTAAATTTATGACTATGCTTGAAGACTTCTGGCTTCCAAGACGTGAAGGTGGTAGAGGTACTGAAATCACTACACTTCCTGGCGGTCAAAATCTTGGCGAGATGGATGATGTAGATTATTTCCGCCGTAAACTCTATAAGTCTCTCAATGTTCCTATTACAAGAATGGAAACTGAAAATCAGTTTAATCTTGGAAGATCAACAGAAATCACACGGGATGAACTAAAGTTTACAAAGTTCATTAAGAGACTTAGAACACGTTTCAGTATTCTTTTTGATGAGTTACTCGAAGTACAGTTGGTCTTAAAGGGTATTCTTACTCGTAAAGACTGGAATAAAATTAAAGAAAATCTTTATTATAACTTCACTCATGATAATTATTTTTCTGAATTAAAAGAAGTGGAGATTCTTAGAGAAAGACTTAATATTATGAATGAGATCGATCCATTTGTTGGAAAATATTATTCAGTATCTTGGATTCGTAAAAACGTTCTTCGTATGACTGAAGAAGAGATAAATGATATGGATAAAGAGATTAAAGCTGAAGAAGAAGATCCTGATAGTCCCATGAATTTTGATGATATGGAAAATGATGAACCGAAACAATTACCTCCAGATAAAAAACCTGAAGAACCTGAAGAACCTACAGAAGAAGAAATAGAAATTCCTCAAGAGATTAGTGAGGAAGAAAAACAACTTATCAAAAGCATGACGAAGTTCATGGACTCAATGGAGCCGAGTGAAAATGAGAAAGTCTAGTGTCCAATATACTTTTCAATTCAGGCAACACAGAGAGTTGATCGTGTTTTTGCCAACCCAAGTTAATAATTTAGTTTATAAATAATGTAAGTAATATACGGAGAATTTTAACCGGTAAGAAACTCACTAAAGGATTAACAAAAGGACAGGCTCTCGCCCTTCTTTAACTTAATATTATAAATAAAACTAAAGGAGAATACTATGAATGTTGAGGACGTGTTAAGTGATGCAATTACGCATTTAAACAATAATGAGACTACAAAGTTTCGTGACGCTATTAATGATGTTCTAGCATTCAAGGCAAACGAAAGAATCGATAGCGAGAAATTTAGAATCGCTTCAACAATGTTTAGTTCTGAGGAAGAATCAGATGCGTAAGTTTAAAAATTTAAGATCAATTAAAGAAGCGGCGGCGGCAGACTACGTTGTTGAACCAGACGACGACGAAGAAACAACAGATTATAAACCTCGTTCCAAAAAAGAAATTGATTTCGTCGATCAACATACAACAACCATTGATCTCCATCCAGTAGCCGATGAAGATCAATTTGTTTCAGATTTAGATGCTATCGATCAGGTAAATGCCGGATCTGATAATGCTACCGGTGAAGAGAAACCAGTTAAGCAGGGAACAACAGGGGATGTCACTTTTGCAAAGTTTAGACAAAAGGTATCACAAACCCCAGCCCGTAAAGGTGATAAGAAACAGGGTGACTTCAAGACAGGTTCTGTAAAAGAAGAAGTTGAACTTGATGAAGCTTCCAAATTTTCTAATGCAGATTTTATCCTTGGCTTTGCTGTTCCTTGGGCGAAAAACCCAACCACTCAATATGAACCACACCTTGTTAATTATGTTAAGAAACTTGCTCCATCTGGAAATAGAGAATATGCATATAAAATGGTTGCTCAAGTAGTGCAACAATTGATTAATGGTGGTATGCCAGCTATACGTCAATGGCTTCAACAAAATAAAGGTTACTATGATAAGATGGATAGTAAGGTTAAAAAGGAACTTATGAAGGGTATGAAAGAAGAAGCAATAAAAGATGCAATAAAAGATTATGAGGTAAAAATAAAAGTTGGAAGTAAAACTAATTCTTACACCATACCAGCCAAAGATGAGTTGAGTGCTGCTCAAAGTGTTATTCATAGTATTATAGCAAGAAGTAAAACGGGTGGTTCGCCGGGACTTGCCGCTATAAGAAAACAATATCCCGATATGAAGTCATTAAAGAAAAAGGGTATTTCTGTAAGCGACAAAACTACGTATAAAGAAGAAGTTGAGTTTATTGAAGAAGCAGTAAAAGCAGGAACAATTAAATTAGAGAATGGCAAGTCAGTAAAAGTAACAAAAGAAGATGCCGCTGCATTCAATGCTGTTCTCAAGGAATTAAATCCAGATAATCGTAAGCGTATGGAAAGTGAAATGATGAAAGATGAAAAGTCCTATAAAAATATGCTTGCATTTGCTAAGAGGACTTCATAATGCCAGTTACAGTAAATCATAGAAAACCAGCAGGGTATGTTGTTTTTCGTACTAACGCTACAGATGGATTGAAATTAAACACAGCCAATGGTAAACAAGGTGCCAATTCAGTTGACGAGACAGTTTTAAGTATGGCAATCTCTGAATTAATGTGGTCAACAAACGGTTCTGCTACGTGGACTGTCGCTCGTGGATCCAATACAGTAGCTGTTCTAGGTGGTTCTGGATATCACGATTATCAAGCAAGTGGTATGAGATTAGAGGTATCACAAGGTGATAAAGTAGCAAATGTACAATTCACACTATCTGGCGCAGGTGGTGGTGTTGTTGTAGCCAAATTACACAAGGTATCTGGAGAGTAAGATGAAACTAATTACTGAAATCCTAGACCATAACATCGAATTCGTTACAGAAGAAAAAGATGGCGGCGGTAAAGACTTCTATATTGAAGGAGTCTTTATGCAAGCTAATAAGAAGAATCGTAACGGTCGTGTTTATCCAACTTCTGTGCTTGAAAGAGAAGTAGAGAGATATACAAAAGAATATGTTGAACAAAATCGTGCTTTCGGTGAGTTAGGTCATCCATCGGGTCCCACAATTAATCTAGAACGTGTGTCTCATATGATTAAGGAACTTAAAAAAGATGGTAATAACTTTATGGGGAAAGCGAAGATTATGGATTCACCCTATGGCACCATTGTTAAGAATTTAATTAACGAAGGTGCCAAACTTGGTGTGTCTTCACGTGGTATGGGCACACTTAAAGAAAAAAATGGTGCCAACGAAGTTCAAAACGATTTCTATCTTGCTACCGCTGCTGACATCGTAGCAGATCCTTCAGCGCCTGATGCTTTCGTAGAAGGTATCATGGAAGGTGTAGAATGGATTTTTGAAGGAGGTCGATGGGTTGAAAGTTTTGTAGAACAAGCACAACACGAGATTAAGAATGTAAGTAAATCTGATCTTGAAGCAGCAAAATTACGTATCTTCGAGGATTACCTGAAGAAACTTTAATAAAAATCATGAATAATATAAATAATATTATAAAACTCAATATAAGGAGAGTCTAATGTCCGATGAGAATCAAGAAGTTCTTGAAGACGATTCCGAAGATCTTCAGGAACTTAAAGCATCACACGGTGATCCTTCTCAAGTCGCCTATTCTGTTGCAACAGGTGGACACAATCGTCCAGCTGATAAGGATCAAGGCGAAAAGAAGCCACAAGCACCAAAAACAAAGGTTGGCATGATCAATGCCATGATGACTAAAATGCATGGTATGAAGAAAGAAGATCTTCATGCAGCATATTCAAAGATGATGGAAGACCTAGAGTTTGACGAAGATCTAGAAATTTCAGAAGAAGAAGTTGCCGAAACTCCTTCAATCACCATTACTAAAGAAGACATTGATATCGAAGATGATGTCAAGGCTCTCTTTGGTATGGATGATCTTTCTGAAGATTTCAAGGCAAAAGCAACAACAATCTTCGAAACCGCAGTTCTTACAAAGATCAACGAGAAGCTCGCTGATATCTCAGAGAAGGTAGAGGCAGAAGCACTCTTAGAATCACATAAGAATCACGAAGAAATGGTTGAGAAGCTAGACAGTTATCTCGATTATGTCGTAGAACAGTGGCAAGATGAAAATCGTCTCGCACTAGAATCCGGTATTCGTACCGAGATTACCGAAGAGTTCATGGGTGGTCTCAAGAATCTCTTCGAAGAATCTTACATTGATATTCCGGAAGAGAAGGTCGATGTTGTTTCTGAACTTTCTGAGAAATCAGACAAGTTAGAAGAACAACTAGATAGCGAACTTCAAAAGAATGTAGAACTCAATGAGAAGATTGAGAAGTTAATCCGTGGCCAAATCGTCTCCGAGATTAGCGAAGATCTAACAGAAGTTCAGACCGAGAAGTTTGAAGGTCTTGCTTCTAATGTAGAGTTTGTCACCGAGGAAGATTTCCGTGAGAAACTAGACATGATCAAGGAAAGTTATTTTACTGACGAAGATAAGATTGAGTCAGTCATTGACGAAGAGGAACCTCTTGAGGAATCAACTGAGGTCCCAACAAGAGGTGACATGGCGGCATATATGGCTTCCATTTCTAGAACTGTAAAGAAATAATGATTTCTAATAAATAAAAATAATGGTACTAAAAAGGAGTTAATACCAATGTTAAATGAAGAACTACTCAAGAAGTGGCAGCCAGTTCTTGAACATCCAGATCTCGGTGAGATCAAGGATTCTCATAAGCGTGCTGTCGTCGCTCAACTACTAGAAAACCAAGAGATTTCTGCCCGTGAGCAGGGTTTTGGTTCTGGTGGTTATCAATCACCAACACTACTAGGTGAAGCCCAGGTTGGTTCTGCACCAGCCAACGCAACTGGTACTAGTATCGATACATTCGATCCCGTACTAATCTCTCTCGTTCGTCGTTCCATGCCAAACATGATCGCTTACGACGTTTGTGGTGTACAACCAATGACTGGTCCAAGTGGACTAATCTTTGCCATGCGTTCACGTTTCAACTCTCAAACAGGCGCAGAAGCTCTCTTCAACGAAGCAAATACTTCACACTCCGCCACTGGTTCAACAAACGCTAACACCGCTAACTATGCTGGTGTTGTCGGCGGTGCAGAAGGTTCACTACAGGCTGGTAATGATCCAACCAGTACTTATACATACCATACCGGTATGGCAACCTCTACTGCTGAAGGTCTTGGCGATTCAGCCGCTAACGCTTTCTCAGAGATGGCTTTCTCAATTGAGAAGGTTTCTGTTACCGCAGTTTCACGTGCTCTAAAGGCAGAGTACACCATGGAACTTGCTCAGGATCTAAAGGCTATTCATGGTCTAGACGCTGAAGCAGAACTTAGCAACATTCTTTCTGCTGAAATCCTTTCTGAAGTCAACCGCGAAGTTGTCCGTTCAATCAATTCATCAGCCACCGCTGGTGCTCAGGATAACGTTGTTTCATCCGGTACTTTTGACCTAGACGTTGACTCAAATGGTCGTTGGTCAGTAGAACGCTTCAAGGGCATGATTTTCCAAATCGAGCGCGAAGCAAACGAAATTGCCAAGGCTACTCGTCGCGGCAAGGGTAACATTCTAGTCTGTTCTTCTGACGTTGCTTCTGCTCTTCAGATGGCAGGTGTTCTAGATTACACCCCAGCACTATCAGCCAATCTTAATGTAGACGACACAGGTAATACCTTTGCCGGTGTTCTTAACGGTCGCATCCGTGTTTACATTGATCCATACTTTGCTAGTGCTTCTGGCAAGCAATACTTCACTCTTGGTTACAAGGGTTCAAGTGCATTCGACGCTGGTCTCTTCTACTGCCCATATGTTCCACTACAGATGGTTCGTGCAGTTGGTGAGAATACCTTCCAGCCAAAGATTGGATTTAAGACTCGCTACGGCATGGTCGCTAATCCATTCGCTACTACCGCTGCTGATGGTGTTGTTACACCAGCAAATAAGAACATTTACTATCGCATTGTTGGCGTTTCTAATCTTATGTAATCATAAGATCGGGATTAACCCGACAAAACTTAGAGAGGGAGCTTCGGCTCCCTCTTTTTTTTTGTTTATCTCTCGTATATTATAAATAGTTGCATAGAGGAGGGCGATGATTATGGCGCTTGAACCAACAAATAAGAACTTTTTAGGACAAACTGGTTTTAGACTCGTTCTGGACCGTATTCCGAATGTCACGTACTTTTCACAATCTGCTAGTCTACCCGGAATATCACTTAGTGTAAGAGATAGCGAAACACCTCTATTAAGATACCCTTTGCCTGGAAACACACTGGAATTTGCTCCATTCAATATCACATTCAGAGTAGATGAAGATATGACAAATTATCTTGAAATCTACAATTGGATGATTGGATTGGGTTTTCCTACGTCAACCGATCAAAGGAGATTGTTCATACAAACAAGTAATAATCGAGCTGAAGAATCTGATGCTACCCTGATTATTATGAGTAGTAAGTACAATCCTAATATTCGTGTTAAATTTCAGAGGATGTTTCCTGAATCTATTTCAGATCTCAGGTTTGATACAATGGCTACAGACATTGAATATCTTGAAGCGACGGTGACATTCCGATACACCCAGTACACCATCGAGTCTATATAGGTTGACATACGAGATATATTTAGTTATAATAACTGCATTAACAATTACCATCTCATACTTCTTAGGTCTATATCTAGGTCTAAAGAGTAAATATGAGATGTGGTTAGTATTGAATATTCGTAAAAAGAAGGATGAAGTCCGTGAAGTTAGAAGACATACTATCCATGTGGAAGGAAGACGCTCAGGTAGACACAGTGGATCTAGATTCGGAGAGTTTAAATATCCCGAATCTACACGCCAAGTGGCTCAATATCCTTTCAAAAGAGCGGCTTAAACTTCGCAGTTTGAACCAAAAGAAAAAGAAGTTATCTAAGGTTCTCGCCGAATACTATAGGGGTGATTTGAACAACCCTGAAGATTTGGCGGAAATCAATAGAGAACCGTATCTAAAAACTGTTCTGAAATCTGATATAAATTACTATGTCGATGCTGATTCAGATATGATAGATCTCAATCTTCGTATCTCTCTTCAGCAAGAAACTGTTGATGTTTTAGAAGAGATATTGAAAGCAGTAAATGGTAGAAACTGGATTATTAGAAATGGAATCGAATGGCGTCGTCTCACAAACTTCGCCCAGTGATATCATTGTAAAAGAACATAATGAAGTCTTTGTAAGACTTGATTGTGAGAGAGGTATCGCCCAAGAGATACACGAACATTTTTCTTTCTATGTTCCAGGATATCGCTTCATGCCAGCATACAAATCTCGTATGTGGAATGGCAAAATATATCTCTATAATCTGAATACCCAACAAATCTACAAAGGACTTCTAGAAGAAGTAAAGTCTTTCGCCAAGAATAGAAATTATTCTATTGATACACAAGACTCTGATGTATCTAATGAATTCTCCGCATTTGAGTGTGGTCAATTTGTAGAAAGACTAAAACTAAAGATAACTCCCAGAGACTATCAGATTGATGGTTTTGTACACGCCGTAAGAAATAATCGGTGTTTACTACTATCACCAACTGGTTCTGGTAAGTCTCTAATGATATAC